AACAACAACTTCAATTGACTGCGGACAAGCTAAGACAGGAGAAAGACCGTGAAACGCGTGATTTGGTTGCTCGTAATACCGCTTTGGCTAACAGCCTGCGCGACCGGCAAAGTCGCCCCGCCGCCGATTCAGGTGCCGTGTCCGGTGCCGCCAGCGTTGGACAAAGTGCCTGTACCGGAAAGCAGCTTTACCGAGAGGATGGCGAATTTCTTGTCCGGCTCGCTAGAGAAGCCGACGAGCTCCGGGCAGCAATCAAGCAATGCTACGCCCAATACGAAGCAATAAAATGACGCAAAACGCAATCAGCCCGCACGAATATGAATTGCCTAAATGTGCTTTCCCGAGACATAATCTTGAAAAGGTGCATGCTGAACCAGCGGCAAACCCGATGGAGCGAGTATGAGCTATAGCATGACCTATGACTCTCTGCTGGAAGATGTCCGACGCTATTTGGAGCGCGGCTTCACTGCGGAGAGTGACGCCATCGTCTACGAACAATTGCCGCGCCTGATTACTTTGGGAGAGCGTCGCATTGCGCGCGAACTCAAGATCGAAGGTTTCATCCGCGCAGTGCAAACGCCGCTGCAAGTTGGTTTGGCCGTTTATCTTAAGCCAGACCGTTGGCGCGACACCGTGAGCATGACAATTAACAATGCGCCGATTTTCGCGCGTTCGTATGAATATTGCCGCAACTACTGGCCTGACGAAGCTCAAACTGCAGCGCCAGAATTTTATGCTGATTATGATTATCAGCATTGGTTGCTCGCACCAACACCTGATGCTGCTGACACGTTAGAGATTTTGTATTACGAGCAGCCTGCATTCTTAGGTGAAGAATTCCAAACCAACTGGTTGACTGAATACGCGCCAGACTTGTTGCTTTATGCAACGCTGTTGGAAGCCGCGCCATTCCTCAAAAAAGACGAACGGATTCAGACGTGGCAAGCCATGTATGATCGTGCGGCACAAGCTCTGAGCGGCGAAGACTTGAAGCGCATCATGGATCGCACCGCGAACAGGAGTGAAGCGTAATGACCATTTATACCGATGTTTTCGGCGGCGCGAACATCTATCCGAGCGAGATAAGTTACAGCTCGCTCACGCTGACCGCTGATGTTTATCTCTCTTGGCCAGAAGAAACTTCCACCAATCAAAATCTTGCCACAAGGATCATAGATGTTTCGGCCAATGCCGGGTTGAGCATCTATTTGCCAGACGCCAGCAAGTCAGGCACAGGCAACACGATTCTTTTCAACAACGTCGGCGCCAACACCGTCACAGTCAAGAACTCCGTTGGCACACAAGTCGTCACTGTTGGCGCAGGAGAATTGTGGCAAGTTTACCTCACCAACAACACGACAGCCGCAGGAACTTGGCAAGCGTTGCAATATGGCGCGGCAGTCAGCCAAGCCAATGCAAGTTCGTTGGCCGGGACAGGCATCGTCGCTGTTGGAACGCTGCTCAGCCAATCTGTTCCAGTCACGTCATTCAACGCCAACTACACAGCAGGCGTCAATGACCGCGCAAAGATGCTGAACTGGACAGGCGCAGGCGGTACGTTAACGCTGCCTGACGCCGCGTCTGTCGGCAACAACTGGTTCATTTATTTGCGCAACAGCGGCTCAGGCGCGATACTGGCCGATCCTCCAGGATTGATCACGATCAATGGCGCTGTTTCATTGAGCTTCCAACCCGGCGACAGCGCAATCATCGCGTCTGATGGGGCGAATTTTTACACGATCGGTTTCGGTCAGTCCGCCACATTCGCGTTCGATTACACCGTCATCGACGTTGCCGGCACAGGAACTTACACGTTGGTCGGCTCTGAGCTGAACCGCATTGCTTACCGGTTCACTGGCGCGTTGACTGGCAACCGCACCGTAGTCGTCCCGGCCACAATACAACAGTATTGGGTGGACAACCAAACGACTGGCGCATACACGCTCACGATAGATCCGTCAGGGGGTGGCACAGGATTCAACGTAGGACAAGGCGAGCGCGTCATCCTTTATTGCGACGGAACAGACGTGCTCAATGCCACGACACAAGGCATTTCTGTGCCGTTGACGATTGCAGAAGGCGGCACAAACGCAACAACCGCGAGCGGCGCGCGCATCAATTTGGGCGGCACGTCCACAGGCATCGCGTTGTTCACGGCGGTCGACCAAGCCGCTGCTTGGGCGGCGTTGGGTGTGGCCCCGGCAGGCGTGGTAGACGGCGGGACATTCTGATGCCTGAACAAACAATCATCCTGCGTTCCAACCCCGGAATAAAACGGGATGGAACAAAGTATGAAGGCGATTTCTACGTCGACGGACAGTGGGTTCGTTGGCAGCGAGGGTTGCCGCGCAAGATGGGCGGCTATCGTTCGACTCAGAAATACCTCACAGAAATCAGTCGTGGGCTATCGAACTTCACGCAGCAAGGGTTCGTTTATTGCCATTCTGGCGGCGCGAGCACGCTTGAGCGTTTCACGATTGATGGCAGCCTCAACAGCTCAATCATCAGTGACCGGACGCCGGTTGCAGTCGCTGCTACGGCAACTGTTACTTTGACGGGCGGCGGCGCTGGTTCTGTGAACACGATAACGGTGAACGCGGTTGCGTTGTTGGGCTCGCCTGTGCCATTCAACACGAACTTGTCTACGACAGCTGCGGATGTTGTGACAGCAATAAATGCGGGTACAGGATCTCACGGCTACACAGCCAGCAACGTGAATGCCGTCATCACCATAACAGCAGACATCAACGACGGCTCTGACCCGAACGGATACGAAGTCCTTGTAACAAGCACCACAATAACAACGACCAACACGGACATGGCGAGCGGTTCTTTTGCGTTGACGAGTTCTGCCAACAACTTGTGGATGTTTGATTATCAGTACGACTCTTCAAGCAATCAAAATTACATCCTAGCTCATGTTGCGCCGAATTTGGAATGCATTTGCAACGACACCGGCGGCCAAATATTTTTCGGTGATGTGCTGGGCACCGCGCCGCTGATCAGCATTTCCTTGCCGCCTGACGCCAACGTCACTGGCGGCATCGTTTCCTTGCACCCGTATTTATTTTATTATGGTACAGACGGAATAATTGGTTGGTCCAAAGCGGGCGAGCCGACCAACCTGACCGATCTCGCAGGTGGCGCAGGCATCGCGCGTCCTTGGGGTCAAAAAATCATCAAAGGGTTGCCGCTGCGCGCAGGCTCTGGCAGCGCGCCAGCAGGCATCTTTTGGGCGTACGACGCGGTCATCCGCGCAACCTTCACAGGCGGCGCAACAGTTTTCCAATTCGACGTAATCGCCACGGACACATCTATCATTTCGCCGCAATGCGTGATTGATTACGACGGCGTGTTTTTCTGGTGCGGCGTCGACCGGTTCTTGATGTTCAATGGTGTGGTGCGAGAAGTGCCCAACCAGATGAACCTCAACTATTTTTTCGACGGCATCAATCAAAATCAAAAAACCAAAGTGTTCGCATTCAAAGTGCCGCGCTACGGTGAAATTTGGTGGTGTTATCCTCGCGGCGATGCGACAGAGTGCACCCACGCTGTGATTTACAACGTGCGAGAGAATACTTGGTACGACACTGAACTGCCCAATTTCGGTCGTTCAGCGGGCCAGTTCAGCAATGCATTCGCCTCGCCAATCCTCTCTGGCGTTGTGGACGATGGCGACGGTTACAAAATTTGGATTCACGAACAGCTCACCGACGAATACGACGGCCCGAACATCCGGCCGATTCAGTCTTATTTCGAAACGGCTGATTTATCGTCGTTGCCGCAAGGACGCAATGAATACTTGCGCATCGTTGCCATCGAACCAGACTTCGTACAAAATGGGCCGATGACAGTCAAGATCACAGGCCGCGCCAACGCTCGCGCGCCAGAAGTTTTCAGCACCGACTTTGAGTTTCCTGCTACGGCAGCGGCTGACAAACCTTATGAACAGATTGTGATGCTCAAAGAACAGCGCCGCGAACTGCGCGTGAGGTTCGAGAGCAATGCGGTTTATGGTGATTACCAGATGGGCCAGATCATCGGGCATCTGGACACAGGCGACAGGACGGTGCTCGGATGAGTTTGCCGCATGTCACGTTGCCGCGATATATGGGCTTGGTGGATTGGGCCAACCAAGTGGCGTTGGATTTGGATCCGTATGGTGCGTTCGGGCGCTTGGATTCGCCCGACAACTGGCAAAATTGGGCGATGCAATTTTTGAACAACACTTCGTTGGGCCGCAACTTCCCGAATCCTTATGATTTCGAAAATTGGGAAGAATGGGCTGAACGATTTGTGCAAACGCTGTCATGAGATACATAGGCTTTTATCGTGAAGATGAAGCAGAAAGTTGGGCAAGAGAGAAATTGGCGTTGCCTGCCGCGCCAGGATTTTACCGCGCTGCTGCAGCAGTCGACGACAATGATGAATTTGTTTGTGTGGTCGTGATGACGAATTTTTCTCCGCGTAATGTAGACTTCAATGTTGTTATTGAAAAAACAAAAGTTAGACCAAAAGCCGCAATAATTATGTTCAATGAGATTTTTGATTTTGTGTTCAACCGTTTGGAGATGGCTAGGGTGACTGGCTTGATACCCAACAAAAATACCGAATCGTGCAAACTGGCTGAAGGCTTTGGTTTTAAATTGGAAGGCGTGATGCGCGCTGCGCTGGATGATGATGACGTGCGCATTTATAGTTTTTTGGCTGACGAATATCGCTCACACGCTTGGCACAGAGGATGAACATGGACGTACGCGCAATAGTAGAATTAGTCAAACAAACGCCTGAAGTTCAGCGCGCGGTAGACATAATCGACGCTCAGTTAGAGCGCATGCCGATTATGCCGGAGGATCTGGACGAAATAATTGCGATGCTGGAGGCTGTCGTCCAAGACCCCAACCGCTACCCTGAAGTGCGCGCGGCGGCTGTGAAAGACGGCATAATCAGCGAACAAGAAGCGCCGCAAGAATACGACCCGACATTTGTCTTGGCTGTGTTGGTGGCGCTGTATGGTTACCGTGAGCGGCTGTCGACTAAAGGATATGCCCGTGGCGGGTTGAAGGTTGCTGGCAGGCAACTGGAAGCCGCAGGGCGTGGCGGCGACAGCATGCTCGCCCACATCAACCCGCGCGAAGCCGAGATGTTGCGTCGCATGGGTGGCGCTGGCACCGTCAACCCGAACACAGGCTTGCGCGAATACAAGAGCGGCAAGAGCATTCTCGGCGCCATCTTGCCGATTGCATTGAACTTCATCGTCCCGGGCATAGGCGGCATAGTTGGTGGCGCGCTAGGTGCTTCAGGAACTGCCGCGACAATGTTAGGCAACGCGGTGATTGGCGGCCTCAGCTCGGCGGTCACTGGTGGCGACCCATTGAAAGGCGCGCTGATGAGCGGCTTGGGCAGCGGCTTGGGCGGCACTGTCGGCGGTTACGCCAGCGACGCTTTGAAACTTGGTTTGGGCGAGACAGGGCGGTCGATTCTGGGCGGCGCGCTTGTCGGCGGGGTTTCTGGCGCATTGACTGGGCAAGGTTTCGGCCAAGGCGCTTTGCAAGGAGCGGTTGGCTCTGGTGTCGGTGAATTGGCTGGCGGCTTCAGCGGCCCTTCAGCTTTGCAACAGGGCATCAGCCAAGCCGGTAGAGCCGCTGGCCAAGCATTGACTGCAGGCTATGACCCTAAGACGGCGCTGACGGTTGGTGGCTTGTCTGGGTTGGCTTCAGGCATCCAAACAGGCATGCAGGCAAAGCCGTCTGACAGCGTTGTCGCGAATTTGAAAGCGCCGGGCGGCGGTTCAGCGGGTCAACTGACTTCATTGCAGCGCGACTTGACTGGCCGGTTTTATGACGCTCAACCCGGTTCGCAACCATCGTTGACAGGGGCTACAAACCTGAGCAAGTTTGGCTCAACGTCTGATTACAGCGCGCTCACCCGACCCGGCGGCTTGAAAGTCAACGCAGGTGATTTAGACGAACTTTTAGCTCCCACAGGCACAGACGCTGCATTTGCTGGCGTAGGCAAATTGCGCGGCTTACAACCTGCTTCGACTGGCACAGA